CCGAGGACCACGACCCGGACGAGGTAGCAACGAAGTGGTTTGTCCTGGCAGTGTTGCTTAACTACCTAGGGAAATAGGAGGTTTGAACATGCAGCGTGACTTATTAACTCGGCTAAAAAGTCGTAAGTTTTTGTTTGCCCTGGCGAATTTTATTTTTGTCGCTGTAAACGAGTTGGCCGGCACTCCAATAGACCGGGAGGCTTACTACGCCGTCACGGGCGGAATAATTGCGTTTATTTTGGGTGAAAGCTACGTGGACGGGAAAGCGGCTGAGTCTACCGAACCTGCAGAATAGTCACAGGCTTTTTGCCCCGGGGGGAAACCCCTGGGGTTTTTATATCCCTTGACTTGCACAATTACACAAACAAGAAAGGAGGTAGCGGAATGTGGGAACGGCTGCACGTGCAGATTACAAAAGCCCAGATGAAGTGGCTGAGGGCAGAAGCGCTCACCCGGGGAAAGAGCATCGGGGAGGTAGTAAGGAGACTAATCGACGCCGCAATGTCACGCCAGAAACAAAAGAGCGAATCAGAGAACTCTACGAGAAAACCGGAAACGGGCACGAAGTAGCGCGGCTGTTGGGACTTGGAAGCACGACGGTCTACAATCACCTGGGCCTTGGACGTCCAGGCACGCCTATTTGGACAGATGACGAAATCCAGGTCATGGTTGACGGGTATTTGGGGAAGCGTCCAGTAAAGGCTATAGCGGCAAAGCTAAAAACCAGGAGCCCCCGGGCCGTGATGATCCGTATGTGCCGGTACAGGAAGCAAGTGCGAGATGATCCCAAGAAGCGCAGGGCCTTGAGCGCAATCACCCTGGCGCTGAAAGCGATCCGCAAGGCAGATATTTTCCGGGAGGTGGAGTCGTGAAATTTGAACAACCGTACTATATCCCGCCTCATGCTGTCCAACGCTTCCGGGAACGGGTCGTCAACCTGCCGACCAGAACCATCCGCATAATCATTCAGTCCGCGCTTCAGGGGTGCGGGCAGCTAGTTGGTTACCAGGTTTATGACCGACAGAAGTGTCCCGTTTATAAAGCGCAGTACCGGGACAAGGAGTATTTAATTCCGGTAAGGATTGAAAAACGAAAGAAGAGCGCTTGGGCAGTAGTGCCTACGATACTAGCACCGGACATGAGAATTTATACAGGGAGGGCGAAACGTGAAAATCCTGACACCGACGCAATTTATCCGGCAGGCGGCGCTAAAAACCGGGACAGTTGTGACGCCGACACCGTGGAAGGAGAAGGACCCGGGCAAAAAGGTCCGTAAATCTGAAGCAAACCAGGTTCAAGCAGGGGAGTACGTGGGAGTTGTGATGGCTGACCCGCCGTTGGTAGACGTACCTGATGACCGCTGCTGGCTATGCGGAGGTAGAACCGAAGGCAAAGGACAACCGGTAAAAAAGGCTATAAAACCCACATTCACCGATCGGGACAAGGCAAGGGGCGCCAGGTCACAATCCGTTTGCGCAGGTTGCGCATTTTGCCTATCACATTTGAGCCTGCGCAACTATAGCATATTGGCTACTGAGGACGAATTGAAACATCCATCCAGGCCAGAGATCCGGGGGCTGCTGCTGGAGCCGCCAGAACCACCGTTCGTGATGTGCATTGCGGTATCAGGTCAGAAATGGCTTCACTTCCGCTCCCAGGTGGCCTACTCTCGGGACGGGTACCCGGTACAGTACGAGGAAACACGGGTATGTGTTGAACGGCCGGTGCTGGCCCGGTGGTTGGAGTACATCGAAACGCTATATACAGTGTTCACAAAAGCCGAGATTCTGACCGGGAGCTACAATCAGAACAGGATCAGGGAGTTCGGTATAGCGAGGTTTCAGGAAGCAGAAGCGCAGGTCGCGCCCCACAGGGGGACACGGCTTTTTGATTTGGCGGTATTCGTGGCACAGAAGCCGCCGGAGATGCCGGAAGAACAAAAGAAGGAGGAAGAAAAATGTATTACAACTTCGACACAGACGACCCCATTGGAGCAACAAGTGCTCTTTTAGTATATGCTATTTACCGCTCCAGGAGCACAAAGCGGTTCAAGGTAACACCAGACATGTGGTCCATGATTGAGCGCGCCGTCAAAAGCGCCAGCAAGCGGGGCCGGGACCTGGGTGACTTCATCGAAAAGCTGAAACCGAAACTGCACTGCGAAACCATTCAACCCCGCTGGGCCAACACTCGCCCGGACGGGGTTGTTAGCATGAAGCTCCTGCCGGACGGTTCCTTTGCGGAAGTAGTGGACAAGGGTCGCCGGCAGTTTTTGACGGACGTGCTTCAGGAAGTTGACCACCGGCAAGTGCTGGATTTTCTCTACCGGAAAACCGCACTGGTTGTGTTGCTGGTACGTGACAGGCTTGAACGAGAAAAACCGCTTGAAGCTAAATTTGAAACCGAGGAGGAGTATGTTGATGTCTAATCACAATATAAGACTGGATGGGAAAATTACATTACTGAGTCCGCTGTCGCACATCGGCGAGTCAGCAGGCCCAGATTCATTCTTAAGCCAGGACGTCATTATTGGTCCGGACGGGCAACCGGTAGAAGCGTTTGTCTACAGTGGAAATGCTTTTCGCGGCCAACTCCGCGACCTGGCCGCAATCTACATGACCGAGAAACTGGGCGGACTTGTATACAATCCTGACGTGTTCTACCTGCTTTTTTCCGGCGGCTCCCTGGGCGGTGCCCAGTCCGTGGACATCGACCAGGCCCGGATGTACCGGCGAAACGTGCCGATGCTGTCCGTGTTCGGCGGCGGTGTGGGCAACCAGATCCTGACCGGGAAGATTAAGGTAGGCCCTATGTACCCGCTTGTAGCCGAATGCCAGCGCATACTGCCGGCGCACCTGCGGCGGGATGACGCCCCGTCTTGGCAGCAGTGGACATTTGAAAAGTCCTTCACCCGGATGGACGACGCAAAGAACGAAAACCTGCGGAAATACCTGGTTGAGCCTGCCGGAGCGTTGCCGGACGCTGAACAACAGCTGTTGACCGGCGAGGCTCCCGTGTCGGAGAAGAAAACGAAGAAAAAAGAAGACCCGCCCCAGCAGATGCGCTACACCGTAGAGATGCTGGCGGCTGGTTCTGTTTTGTACCAGCGCATTGACCTGTGCGACATGACCGACCTGGAGTTGGGCGCCTTCGTGTCTGCGCTGGTGGAGTTCTCAAAAAGGCCTTACATCGGCGGCAAGTCAAACGTGGGGTGCGGGCTGTGTGAAATTGAATACACCTGGCGGCTGGCCGGGGCGAAGGAAACCGTAGGTAAGTTTTTGAGCGTTGACACCGACTGCCTTTGGTTGTCCAAACCCGCTGAGGATTCGAAGAATGCGTATGACGACTTCCTGGTCCGGATATACGAACAGTACCTGGAAGGCCACGCGGAAGAATTGCAGCGCTTGTTGGCGGCAGGTGGGAAATGATGCAGCCGATACGCATACAAGCAATCATGCAGGACGGAAGAATCGGCACTACCGATTCTTTTTTGCCTTTAGACTCCATCCTCGCTGCTGAATGGATGAGGCGGCACCACCCGGAAGCCTATTACAACGCCAGCAGTCATATGCTGACCAACGGACTGATAGACGCCGATCTGCCGTTTGAACGCAGAGGTCAGGGCGACAACTGGTATTGGGCCTGTTCATTCAACACCGAGGCTCCAGTGCATGAATACATCATGCACTGGCACAAGCGGTTTGACGATCACTTGGACAAGTATATTGACTTCGGTAAGCGCCGAGGAAAGATAGATACAAAAAGCGGCAAATATAAGGCGTATCGTATGCCACTTGTGGTACAGCTGTTCGACAAGCTGGTTTGGTACGCCGTTGGTGATTCTGACGCTGTGCTGGATCTGTGCCAAGGTGTCACACATATAGGGAAAAAGAGCAGCCAGGGTCTTGGGGCAGTGGACTACTGGACGGTTGAGCCGTGGCTAGAGGATTGGAGCGTGGCCAGAGATGGGCAAATTACCCGGGGCATACCGGTTGAACTGGGCCTGCCTCCGGGAGTAGAAAGGGCGAATGTGCAACTGTACGGTATCAGGCCGCCCTACTGGTTGCACCAGCACCAGCGACCGTGTTTTATGCCGGAGGTGGGCAAGGGTAATGGGTGATTGGCGTGAAATGTATAGGCTCCATGCAAAGCTACCAGCGTACCATCGCAAAGTGAAAGAATCCATTTTGATGATACAGAACGCACTTGCTGAAACACCCGGAACGTGGGCGCTTTCATTTTCCGGCGGCAAGGATAGCACCGTGATGCTTGATTTGTGTTACCGGGCTGGCTGGCGCGGGCCAATCCTGTTTCAAACCTATGGCAAACTGGAAACACTACCCGACAATATACGCATGGCTAAATGGGCCAGCGACTATTACGGCCTTGAATTGCACACCAAGGAAGTGTCCGGTGAATTTGACGTGTATCGCGATATGGGATACTTCTTCATTGAAGCCATTACACCCGAAGAACAGGCGGCAGTTCGCCGCTGGTACCGGCAGGCGTTTGGTGAGTTGAGTAAGTACGCCCGTAAACAGGGCTGGGCGGGCCAGTTCCTGGGCCTGCGAATCGAGGAAAGCGAACAGCGGCGCATGGTTTTGGGTCACCGCAAGGGAATTTATTACGCAAAAAGCCGCAAGCTGTGGACGTGTTGTCCGGTATACCGCTGGAACGGCAGGGACATTTGGGCGTATCTGGTTGCAAACAACCTACCCTGGGCGAAAATATACAATGCTCCCGGTGAGGACAGGGAACGGATACGCAATGATGTCGTTTTCCTGGCCGGCAGCGGCAGCATTCGGCACGGCCAGTTTGTATTTTGGAAAAGATATTATCCTGAGCTATTTACAAAACTAGCCAGTGAATGGCCAGAAATACGAAGGTATGTTTAGGCCCGGACTACCCCCGGGCCACCATCTTTTCCGCCACAATC